CCATCACCGGCCACATCGCGAAGCGAGAAGGTGAGGCCAGGCGAGACGTGACCGTGGTACGGGTGGCGGGTCCGAACGCCGGCCACACGGCTTACGATCAGCACGGGCGCAAGTGGGCGCTGCGCCAGGTGCCCGTGGGTGCCGTCACCAACGAGGACGCAGCCCTGGTGATCGCACAAGGAAGCGAAATCGACCTGCCCGTGCTGGTCTCCGAGGTCGACAACCTGGAACTGGCCGGCATCAAGATCCGGAATCGGCTGCTGGTCCACGGCGAAGCGACCATGATCCACCACCGGCACAAGGCCACCGAGGTCAGCCTGGTCGGTGCCATCGGCTCGACCGGAAAGGGCATCGGCGCTGCACGGGCTGACCGGCTGCTCAGAAAGGCCACCCTGGCCCGAGACGAGCGGGTGGCGTTCCAGAAGCAGGGCATCCAGGTCACCAATCAAACCCGCTATGCACTGGCAGGCGTGGGGTCGAACTCGACCGTGATCATCGAAGGCACCCAAGGCTACGGCCTGGGCCTGCACGCCGGCCATTACCCTCAGTGCACCTCGTCCGACTGCACCGCCATCGACTTCCTGTCGATGGCCGGCATCAACCCGTGGGGCTGGGACCTGCAGGTCGTCGTGGTGGCCAGGGCCTTCCCGATCCGAGTCGCCGGCAACAGCGGACCGCTCAAGGGCGAGACAACCTGGTCACGGCTCGGACTCGACGAGGAACTAACCACGGTGACTCAGAAGGTGCGTCGAGTGGGCCAGTGGGACGGTGACCTCGTGCGTGATGCGGTTCGGGCAAACGGTGGCGGTAGTCGAGGCTCGAAGGTGGTCCTGGCGCTGACCATGGCTGACCAAGTGTTTCCCAAGATTCACGGACGAACCTGCGCTAACGGGCTGGTCGCAGAATGGGCTGCAGGCAAAGAGGCCGAGGTCGGAGCCAAGGTGCATTACATCGGCACGTCACCTACCACTGTGATCGATTGGAGCAAGTAATGGACGAGATTCGAGACGAGGCCGGCGAGGTGATCGTCTCGGACCTGGCCGCTGACCTTGAGGGCTGGTGGGAGCAGATCGCCAGGGACGAGGTGATGGCGGTTGTCCCGAAGGCGGTCGAATACTCAAGCACCGATCTGCTCGATATCGGTACATCGATGGCGCGAGCCATGGGCCGAGAAGTCACGCACGCCGAGGCCGTGGAACTCGGAATCTCGTTCTACGCGCTCGGAAAGATGAGTCGAATCATGGGAGCCATCCAAGAGGGACGGCAACCAAGCGACGATTCCTGGCACGACCTGGGAGTTTACGCGAGAATGGTCCAACGGGTTCGTCAGAGTGGCGGATGGCCGACAGGAGGGAACGCCCAATGAGCGCACAGACGATGAACCTGTTCAAGGACCGACTGCGGGATCTGGGGATGACCGCCAGCGGGTTTTACAACGAGAAGTGGTTCGACCCACAGGTCGGGATCCGGACCTATGCTGTCGACGTCGGGTCGTCCTACCGGGAGGTGCGAGTTCGGGTTCACCTCAACGGTGAGCAGAAGGACTCGCTGGACGTGACCACGCCGGAACGGTTCGAAGAGGCCCTGGCCGTCATCGCACAGGACCTGGACGACTTGTCCGATGCCCTGGTCGCGGCCGAGGTGTCGCACGCCTTCACGGTGGTCGGCCGGCACCGGATGGGTGGCGGTGACGCAGCATGAGCAACGAGGCCAAGATGATGACCGCCAAGATCGTCATCACGCAGTACGTGGACGAGGACGGGGCCGATCACGTGACCGTCGAGGCCGAGGGACCAGGTGGCGACTCGCCCACGCTGATGACCATGCTGGGGATCCTGGACTATGCACGGATGGATCTGTTCGCCTCCTGGGACCGCGAGGACGTGGATGGCGAAGAGTACGTCACGGGAGACGGTGACCACGGATGACCAAGCAGCGGTTCATTTACCTGGCTTCGCCCATAGATCAATCGAGTGGGGTGGGCAACCCACTGCGCGACCGGGCCATCACCGAGGTCGAGAACAAGGGCATGGCCCTATACACACCGCACACGGCCTTCAAGGCCAAGCGGGTCCAGACGGGGCCGGAGATAGCGCAGATCAACAATGCGGCCCTGCAGGCGTGCACCGGGGTCCTGGTGGTCATGCCAGACGGGGTGGTGTCCATGGGCGTGCCGATGGAAATCGAGCGGGCTGCCAGCAGAGGGAAACCGGTCGCGATCGCAGCCAACGCGGACTCGTGGGAACTCGCCAGCAGCCGGTTCAAGCACCTGGCACAGTTCGCCTACACACCCACCGGGGTCGAGCAGGCGGTAATCTGGCTGAGCCAGCAGGAAGGGGTCAGCGAAATCGGGCCGGCTGAGCAGGCCACCCTGCCAGTCGCACCGGTCAACCAGGACGACGGGATCTACTTCCTGCCACGCCGGATCCATGCCGACGACGCCGGCCTGGACCTATACGTCGCCAGGACGACCACGGTGGAACCGGGCGAGTTCGTGGACGTGCCGGCAGGGGTGGCGGTCGAACTGCCCGAGTGGTCCTGGGGTTTGATCACGGGTCGGAGTTCGACGCTGCGCAAGCGCCGGCTCATGGTCAACCCCGGTATCATCGACGCCGGCTATCGCGGCCCGCTGTTTGCCGGCGTATTCAACCTGGCCGGCGAGACGGTCACGGTCGAGCAGGGCGAGCGAATCGCCCAACTGATCATAATAGAAAACAGCACGAGGCGGGTCCGGCCCGAGTGGGTCAAGGAACTGTCGCCGCATGCGCGTGGCGAGAGCGGGTTTGGTTCAAGTGGCGCGTGAGGGGTGGGTTCGTCTCAAGGGATGAGACGATGATGTGGTGGGCTTGACACCAAGGCACGGGGCTGATTGAATAGTTCTTATCGGGGCAAACGGCCCCCACTCACGAGGAGCAGTCAGATGACGAACACCGCCGCCGCCAAGGCCACCGCCACCGACACCGAGACGCGGGCCTGCGCCTGCACCTGCGGCCTGCAGGTCACCGGCAAGAGCCGGTTCCGCCAGGGCCACGACGCCAAGATGGTCAGCCGCATGGTGACCGAGACGATCCAGGGCAACGACGTGCAGATCACCGCCGACGCGTTCGTCGACGGGTCAGCCAAGGACGACATTCAGCACGTGATCGACGGGGTGACCACGGCAGTCGTGCTGCACCACGGTGACCGGCTCGCGGACAAGTACAACCAGGCCGCGATGAACGGGTGGGCCAAGGAGTCGGCCAAGGCCGACCGCCAGGCGAAGCGGGCAGCGGCCAAGCAGGCCAAGGCCGAGGCCAAGGCAGCCAAGGTCGAGGACCTGGGCGACGGCACCGAGGGTGACGCCGTGGTCAGCACCGGCACCGTCAAGGTCGGGCGCTGGGAGTACCCGACGCAGACCCTGGCCAGCGGCCAGACCTTCCGCAACACCAAGCGCGACGGCTCGGGCGACTGGACCGAGGTGGCCGCGTGATCGACTGGATTCTGGATTGGGGCCACATCGGAATCGTGGCCCTGATCTGGATCCTGACCTCATTCGCGGTCGGAGGGTTGATCGCCTGGGGAGGATACCGGCTCAAGCAAGGCAGGCAGGACAACTGAACAGGGACCAGCGCAAGCCCCGACCAACCAGGTCGGGGCCGCGCCATATCAAGCGATGGAGGGATCGGGATGACCAAGCAGGAACGGGTACGGGTGGCGACAGCCTGGGCAGGCGGTGCCGTGATCGGTGTCGTGGTGGCAGGGGTCGTGGCAGTGGCAGCGGAATCGGTTCGTGTCGAGCGGTTCTGCCGGCGATTCAACGATTGGGATGATCGGTGATGACGGTCATGGTGAACGACCGCGAGTTTGATCGCTACCTGGCTGAGTCGATGAGAGACCCGGAGTTCCGCTCGGCGTACATGGACGCGGGGCATCGGCATGAGTTGATCGACGCGTTGGTGCAGACGCGGCATCGGCAGGGTTTGACGCAGAGGGAGGTTGCGAGCCGGATGGGGGTGAAGCAGCCGATGGTGTCGGAGTTTGAGAATGAGGGCAGCGATCCGCAGTTCTCGACGATTCAGCGGTACGCTCGGGCAGTAGGTGCTCGATGTGTGGCGCGGATCGAAGTCACGCTGGTGGAGGACGACAAATGACGGTCATGATGGAGGAACTGCTGGTGTCTGACGATGCGTGGATCAGTGAAGCCAGGTGCCGATCTGTCACGCTGGGTGGACACCTCACCCCTATTGAAATGGACGACTTCCATTTCGGCCAGGACGACGACAAGGTGAGACGGACCAGGCGAGAGTCGGCACAGGCAGAAGCCAGGGCCAAACGTCTGTGCAACGGTGACCCCGATCTGTTGATGGGTCCATGCCCTGTTCGATACGAGTGCCTGCAGTCAGCCCTGCGGAACAGGGAGGGTGACGGTGTGTGGGGTGGGCTGAACCCAAACGAACGCGACATAATCCTGATTCGTCGAGGTGAAAGGCCGGTGCGAACGCTGCCATGAACGGAGGCTGGGCTGGCTCTAACAGAAGGGCCGAACTGCCGGCAGGATGGGGATCCCAGATAGTGCCGCGTATCCTGAGACGGGATCCGGTATGCACCCTGCACCTGCCTGGCTGCACCGTCAGATCGACCGAGGTGGACCACATAGGCGACAAGATGGAGCATGCAGACTGGAACCTGCGAGGCGTCTGCAGCACCTGCCACATCAAACGGACCACGGCTCAAGCCCTGGCCGCTAAACCTCGACAGGAGAGGCCGAAACGGCCACATCCAGGCCTTATATCACCGGACGCATAGCGTATTGGAATCTCTATACGGGATGTGTCTCTAGACCGGAGGACCTTGCCTCTGACGCAAAGTACGGTTCGGGATTCCGTGCGCTCATGGTATACAATGGGGTCGACAGACGACCCCGACAAGGACGTGAAAACCATGGGTGGCGTACCTCCGAAGCCGGCCGATCAGCGAGCCAGGCGAAACAAGGACCCCATCGTGGGCCGGACCATCGCCATCACACCTGACCGTCAGCCGCCGCTGCCTCCGAAGATGCCGGATGGCGAACAGTGGCCGCTGCAGACCAGGCGCTGGTGGAAGATGTGGCGCAACAGCCCGCTCTCGTCTGAGTTCATCGACGCCGACTGGACCTTCTTGCTCGACACGGCCGTGATCCACGGCAAACTGTGGAACGGAGACACCAGCGTGGCCGCTGAACTGCGATTGCGGGTGGCGAAGTTCGGCATGACCGCCGAGGACCGTGCCCGTCTGCGGATCACGTTCGCTGCAGCGGACAAGGCTGAATCCGATGGAGGCACGTCAAGTCATGGCAGTGCCCGCGAGCGCAGGTCTGGTCTGAAAGCCGTTGATTAGTCTGATGTTCATCGTGTTCCTGCTGGTAAGCCTGGCAGTCATCCTGTTCCTGGTCCACCTCGCACGCTGATGCCCTGGAAGCCAAGCGAACCAGGCGAGGTGCCGACCCTGGGCTGGATCGCCATCGACTGGATGACCGAATACCTGGCTCAGCCGGACCGGGGCGAGTACGAGCCGTTCGTGCCGTATCGCGAGCAAGAGGACTTCCTGCTCTGGTTTTACGAACTCGACCCCTGGACCGGCAAGCGCAAGCGCCGACGCGGCCTGCTGTCCCGTCCTCGTGGCTGGGGCAAGTCGCCGCTGCTCGGGGCCGTCTCGCTGCTTGAGGGCCTGGGGCCGGTCGTGCCGGCCGGCTGGGACTCAGCCGGCCAACCGGTGGCGAAGCCCTGGTCGGAGGTCCGGACCCCACGGATCGGTGTCCTGGCAGTCAGCGAAGATCAAACCTCGAACACCTGGGACCCCATGGTGGAGATGTGCGCCGGCCCGGTCCTGGACGCATATCCCGGCTTGGAGGCGCTCGACACCCAAATCAACCTGGGCCGGGGTCGGATCGAGAAGGTCACCTCGTCCGCGAGGACGGTCAAGGGTGCACCGTTCGTGTTCGCCGTGATGGACCAGACCGAAGAGTGGGTCAAGGGCAATGGTGGCCACAACCTGTTCGAGAAGGTCAAGAACAACACGGCCAAGGTTGGCGGGTCGTTCATCGAGTCGCCAAACGCCTATATCCCCGGCGAGGACTCGGTGGCTGAGCGATCGGCCGCGTACGGCCAGGCGATCAAAGATAAGCGGGTCCGAGACGACGGGTTGTACTACGACCACCGCGAAGCGCCGGCAGACACCGACCTGACCGACCGCGACTCGCTGCTGGCCGGCCTGAGGGTGGCGTACGGTGACGCGTCGGGCCATCCGGACGGGTGCGTCATCCACGACCCGCCATGCAAGCCTGGGCATGTAAACCTGGATATCCTCGTCGCGACGATCTGGGACCCAACCTCGGACGAGCAGGAGTCGCGCTCGGACTTCCTGAACCAAATCACCCACGCGAGTGACGCCTTCCTGAGCCGGCCGGAGTGGGTGGCGTGTGCGAACGTCCTGGCGTCCGTCTCGGATCGGGAGGTGGTCACCCTGGGGTTTGACGGCTCACGTGGACGGGCCAAGGGCAAGCCCGACGCCACCGCGTTGATCGGGTGCCGGGTCGAGGACGGGCACCTGTTCGAGATTGGGGTCTGGGAGGCCAGGGACGACAAGCGTGGCGAGTGGCCGACCTGGCAGCCACCCATGGACGAGATTGAAGCGGCCGTCAAACACGCGTTCGAGGCTTACGAGGTGGTCGGGTTCTACGCCGATCCCGCCAAGGACTGGCGCTCGCATATCGACGCCTGGGAGGCCAAGTACTACAACAAGAAGATCAAAGTGAAGGCTAGCCAGACCCATCCTTTCGAGTGGTGGATGACCGGTGGCCGGTCCGGCCTGATCCAGCGGGCCGTCGAACAGTTCGCCGGGGCCGTCCAGAACAAGGACCTGACTCACGACGGCTCGTCTGCGCTGACCCGGCACGTCCTCAACAGCCGGCGTCGAGTTCGGCACGGTAAACTGGGCCTTGGTAAGGAGTCGGACTACTCACCAAGAAAGATCGACGCCGCGATCGCAGCCATCCTGGCCTGGCAGGCCCGCTTGGATGCAGTCGCATCGGGAGTACTGAACCAGCAACGCGGCCGTGTGGTCCGTCGCCTACGATGACCAGGAGGACCACGTGATCGACACAGACACCTACCAGTCACCCGGCTGGTGGTTGAAGGTCCTGGCCAAGCAACTGCAGGATCGTCGCGCCGGCCGTGATGGTGGGGTCGTCTGGAACCGCCGACAGATCCAGTCGGTCCAGGTCCGGCCAGGTTTGGATCTGCTCGATGACTATCTGCGAGGCGACCCACCGCTGCGCGACGACATTCACTCGGGCTGGTCGACGCAGATGCGCCAGTTCGTGCGGATGGGCCGGCTGAACATCGCGGATCTGTTGGTCACCAGCGTGTCGAACCGCCTGAATCTGCGCGACTTCAAGACGGCCAACCCCGACGAGGAAGACCGCTACGGCGACGCCTACGCCAGGGACCTCATGCGGGTCAACGGCATGGCCACCGTGGCCAGAGACGTCCACGAGACGATGCTGGGCCTGGGCGACTCGTACGTGATCGTCACGCCACCGGACGAGACTCGCGACTGGCCTGTCGCGACCGCCGAGGAACCGCAACAGGTGATCACGGCCCACGACTCGACTACCGGGCGCACGCTGGCCGCACTCAAACTGTTCCGGGACGAGTGGGACGAGGCCGACTACGCCTACGTGTTCGTCGGAGGCGAGGTCCACAAGGCCATTAAGGCCGGCCCGTCCTCGGTGAGCAACGGTCGACCGTTCCGGATGACCCGCACCTGGGAGTGGGACGGTGAACCGCAACTGGTGCCGGGTGGTATCGACGTTCCGGTGTTCCGATTCCGCAACCGGAAAGGGATCGGAGAGTTCGAACACCACCTCGACGCGCTGGACCGGATCAACGACAAGATCTTCAACGAGTGGTGGATCGGCAAGATCCAGGCTTTCAGGCAGCGAGCAGTCAAGAACCTGCCCGAAGAGGACTCGCAAGGCAACGAAATCGACTACCAGGACATGTTCACGGTGTCACCGGACGTCATGTGGCAGGTTCCGGATGGGGTCGAGTTCTGGGAGAGCCAACCCATTGACCTCGGACCGGTCATCAACAGCATCCAGAAGGACCTGGAACGGCTCGCAGCCGTCACCAGCCGGCCGCTGCACACCATCAGCCCCGACGCAGCGGCCACCGGGTCCGCTGAGGGTGCTGCTTTGATGAAGGAACAGCACCTGTACCAGGTCGAGGACCGTCTGGACAGGGT